AATGCGACCTCGGTGGCGGCAGAGACTGTTGTCTTTGTCTCTGTGCCGTCTTTGTGCTGGACGGTGAGGTGTAGTGCCATGTGCTTAGATGGTGCCCTTTGTTACGGATCCACCAGTGAGGGTGATGGACTGCTTGCTTAGTTCACCAACGGCTCCTGCCACTGGTGTTGATGCTCCTAAGAACATGTTGATGCAGGTGAACTTCTGCTCGGTTGCTGTTGTCGTGTTGGACACGATGACTTGCGTTGTGCCTGTGCCCACGTTTGACCACAATGTTTCCAGGACTTTGCCTGCTGCTTGATCGTTGTTAAGTTCAATTGACAACGACAAATTCTGCAGACCGCCTGTATAGACGTGACCTGTGGCCCCCATTGCGGTTGTCTCGATTGAGTCCTTTTCATAACTCAAGGTCACGCTTGTTACGTATGCGGATAAATCAACGGCTGTGCCACCAGTGGTTGGTGCCATTGTCACTGATGCGTTAGTTAATACGAAGATCGCCATGTTAGGACTTCACAATCGATCCGCCGGTGAACGTCACGGACTGTTTTGCTAATTCTCCCACCGCGCCTGCGACGGGTGTAGAGGCTGCTAAGAATGAATTGGAAATCGTGAAGACCGGCAGTGGTGAGCCTGATGTGGCGTTTTTAATGACCAGGGTGTTTGTTCCTGCTCCTGTGGCGCTCCACAATGTTTCCAGGACTTTCGCTGCTGCTTGATCGTTGTTGAACTCAACCGAGACCGACAAGTTTTGAAGGCCGCCGATTTGCTGGTGGCCTGTGGCCCCCATTGCGGTTGTCTCGATTGAGTCCTTTTCGTAATTGAGTGTGATGCTTGTGACGTACGAGGATAAATCCACAGTATTGACGGTGAGGTAGGCGTCTGTGAAAACGAAAACAGCCATGATCAGTCCTTTTCTTTTGTTGGTTTTGTTGTTGCTTCGACAATGCCGGAAGCGATCAGCAGGTCTAGATCTGCTGGTGCTCCTTCAATGTCTTGTTCGGTGACCAATGTGCCTAATGCGCCGAGCGTTGAGTTGTCGATGAGGATTTTGTAACTAGCCATAAATTTCTACTCCGAACCGATATGCGAGCATTTCTACACCGCTAACTGTAACAGTTCGCGGGTTGGCGTCTGTGACTTGCAGTGTGCTGCAGGCTCCGCCGAGTGTTGGATCGCTTTCGACTTTTGCTTTGATGCTGGATGCTCCTGAGCTAGTGACGTAAGCGTCAAGTCGATCTTGTGCGCTGCGTTCACTCATTCTTCCAACAATGACGAGGATGTATGCCTGGTACATGTCAAGGCCGTTTTGCATTGCGATGCCGTAGGTGATCTCAAGTGGTTCAATGACTGCTGCTGGTGGTGAGACGCTGTCTGGTACGTAGTCAAAGCACCGCAGCCCTGTGATGGTGTCGATGGCTGTTGCGAGCCCTGTGCGCACTCCTGTTGGTGTCACGCGAAGAATTCCCGACGGTATGCGCGGACCATTGCTGCGATGTCGCGTCCGAGTGGGCTCATGCGGATCGCGCCGAGTTCTGAAAGGCCAAGGACGCCGCCGATTGAGTCCTTGCGTTTGTAAAGGTCTGCGCTGAGGATGTAGGTGGCTTGTTCGATGTCGTCTGGCACTGTTGGCCATCCCCATTTGGCTGTGACTTCTACTTGGGGCCAGTAGTTGACCGGCAGGGACATTGCTGTGGATCCAACGATGGTTAGGTAGTTGATGGGGCGGCCTTTTGCGATGGCGTTTGTTGGTTCGACGATGTAGTCCGTATTTAAGGTGAAGGTCGTTTGATAAGTGCCTGTTGCGTTTGGGTCTGTTTTGAAGATGAGGCCTGTGGTGCTTCCGATATCGTCTGTGATCACTCGGAGGTTTCCAATGGGGCGGTACGTCCTGGCGGTTGCTGTGGCGTCTAGGTAGAAGCGGCGATTGGCGATTTTGTCAATGCTGCGGGATGCGGATTCGATGATCTGCTCGAGGAGGGTGTCTTCCACGCTGTCATCAATTTTGAGGTAGTTCTTTAAGGCCGCAAGTGTGATGTAACCGTTAGTGATTGCCATTGGAGCGTTTCTTCTTTTGGGGTGCCTTTGCCACTGGTTCAGGTTTTGGAGGCTCTGGAGCCTTCCTGACGCGTGTGGCGAGTGTTTTGGGGGTGCCACCCAACTCGGATGGCACAATCTCGACCAGCGGTGTTGCCGGCGAGCATCCAAGTTGGGCGAGCACTTCTTGGACGCCTGCGGCGCGGTCTTTCATGCCTCGACGGATGTATCCGTCTAACTCACGTCTTAGTGCTTCAATGAGGGCGTTGTTGTTCATTTGGGTCCCCTGGTTCGAAGCCGTTGTGCGCGGCTCCGTTCCTGGTGGGGGTGTTACCAGTTAGCGACGATGAGGCCGGTGCCGGTGATGGCGCTGAATGCTGCAGGGTATTTTCCTGCGGTGAATGCGCTGAAGCCAAACACAACTGTGCGGATCGCGATGTTGCCGTCTGGTTGCTCAAAGCGAACATATAGCGGTGCGCCGCCGTTGTCTTCCCAAATGTAGGACTCGTTGAAGTCACCGATGACAATGGCTGTTTGGTTTGTTCCTGCTCCGAGGTTGGTTGGCATGTTTGCGTCTTCAATGACTGGAATTCCAAGGAGGCTGAAGCGAGAGTCATAACCTGGGCGGTCATAGGTTCCTGGCGCGTTCATTGGTCCGCCGGATGCTGGTGTGATGACTGGACGGTTTGACGAGTCGACTGCCTTCATTAATGCTCCGGCCATTGATGGGTGCATCACGATGTAGTTAGCGCCGCCGTAGTAATTGGTAGCCACGTTCTGCACTGCGTCAACCAATTTTGGAAAGAACTCGGCATAGGTTGGCGATGCGTCTGTGTACGTTGTTGCGTTGATGCCGGTGGTGTTTAGAATGCCGAGGTGTTCACCGCTTGATCCTGAACCGTTGAGGGCTAGTCCGTCTAGTTTCGATGCGTATGAACGGATCGAGTCTCCGAGGAGTTGTGTCTCGACGCCTGTTCCACGTAGGACTGCTTGCTTGGAAAGGTCAAACATTGCGGCCACTGTGTTCACGTTGATCGTAAGCAGTGTGTCGTCTGGACTGGACTCGGTTGGTGCGGTGTTCTCTGATGCCTGCACGTAGGAGGTCACGCCTGTTGTTAGGCGACCAATGTTGACGGTCATTCCGTTGGCTGGCAGTGCTGCCTGTGTTGAGATGTCCAGGGTCTTGCGTCCTGCGCGGCGTAGCGGCGCGAATTCGTTGACCAAGTATTGCGGGACAACTAGTCCGGCAAAGTTGGATGAACCGCTATCGCGTTTTTCGATTGATTCGCGCTGGTAACGCTGGATGCGTTCACGTGCTTCGTATGAACCACCGAACTCTGCGGCGATGGCATCTGCTAAGAAGTCGTTTTGGCTGCGCTCGTGATAGGTGGCTTCTTCTGAAATGACTCGTGCTGGTGCTGCTGAACGTGTCTCGGTAACTGTGGAGTCGACTGTTGCTGCGAGTTCTGCTGCTTTTGCTTTGCGCACTTCGATGTCTGTGATCTGTTCGATGCGCTCATCGAGTTTGTCGATCTCAAGTTTGAGGGCTTGAACGTTTGCGAGTTCAATTTCGGTGATGTCGCGGGCTTCGTCTGCTGCGCGGCTGAGTGTTGCTTCAATGATGGCGCTCTTTGCGGAGCGTGTTTCGTGAAGGTTGGTGAGGAATTGGTTAGCCATTGGATGTTTCTCCTGTTGTTGGGCTGCTATTGGGGCGGGGTGCCTGGTTGCTTGCCGGAGAGGGTGCCACGACGGTGGGGTGCTGCTCTAGCGGGTTGGGGTGCCGACTGAATGTAATTCTAATCGGCGTTAGTCGCCTGGCACAAGGACTGAAATTGTTGGCGTCCCTGATGCGGTTATTGCCCAGAGCGTTTCGTTTGATGGCACTTGGATCGTGATCGGTCCTGCGGCGTTGTCAATCTTCAGGCCGGTGCTGCTGGTCACTGTGTTGTCTCCGCCAACGTAGAAAGTGGCGGCAGTCAAAATGTGGACGATGACTTCGCGTGTCATTGGTTCTGCTGTGATCAGTTGTGTTGCTGTTGATGCGTTGATGGCTGTTTGTGTTGCTTTCATTTTCTGATTGCTTTGAGGATTTCGTCTAGTTGATCAAGGTTTGGTGTTGGGGATTGTTCGCGGACGCCAGCGACTTGGGCTTGGTGACCGTATGCGCCAAAGGTGACCAGGGATACTTCTGCGAGGTGTGCTGCGATGCGCTCAACGACTCCGTCTTTGCGCCGGTTGTCTTTGAGTGGTTGGAAGCCGATTGAGAATTCGCTCAGTGCACCGTCGCGGACTAGTTCGAGGACGTCGTCTGATCTGGATCCTTTGCTGACCCTAAATTCGCCATAGAGGCCATTGGCGTCTTCGCGTAGAAGTGTTGCGCGTCCGATGGGTAGTGCGCGGGCGTCGTGGCTGACCAGGAGTTTGACTCGGTGTGCTGCGGGGATCACTCTGGAAAATGCGCCGCGCCTAAATACTTCTGTCAGGTTGGATGTGATCTGTTGTTCTATGTCGTATGGGACGACAATTCCACAGATGGTTCTTCCATCTCCTTCGCCACGAATTTCGAGCGTTGTTTCGTAGGCCCTTTGTTCAATATTCATAGGGGCATCTCCTCTGGTGCTGTTTCTGTTGGTGTTCCCAATGGCGGCAAGTCTTCAAGTTCGCGGATCTCATCCACTGTTAGAAAGCCGGCATCGAGGGCTAGTTTGTGCGCCTGGTATCTGGTGTACGTGTCTGCGCGGAGCAGGCTGTCGTAGTTGAATTTGGCCTCTTGACCGCGTGGTAGGTAGTCCGTGAATGTGGACTCGATTCGGGTTGTGATTGGCGCGATGGATGTGCGTAGGTATTCCAAGCCTTGTGCTTCAACGTTGCTGTACGTGCGCGAGGTGTTTGGTGCTCCGACCATGTTCCCTGGTACTCCAACAATGTTTGCGGAGTCTGAGACGGCCATGTTTCGTGCTTCGACTAGTTGGCTGTCGTTTGCGTTTGCTGTTAGTGGCTCAATGTCTGTGGATGCGTTTAAGATCGCAGGGATCCTTGATTTTCCGCCGTAGTGCTCCATCCATTTTATTTTCAGGAGGTCTGCTTCGTCTTCTGTGAGGTCAGGGTTGCTGGACTTGATCGCGTATGAAGGCATGGCACCGCCGTTGAAGTATCGCGCGGCGTATTCCATGACGGCCACTGCTGCTCCGACGCCTTGCCTTTGTGCAGCGACAATTCCTATTCCTGCGACGTCGCCTGGAAGGCTGAAGCCTTTGATGTGAAAGATTTGATCTGAGCCGTATTCGATTTCATCAATTCTGAAGTATTTTCTGCCGTCGCGTTTGTAGATGGTGACTCGTTCTGAGGCGACGGGGTAGATGGACTCTGGGTATCCAGTGGGCCCTGGTTCACCCAAGATGGCGATGTAGTTTCCATGAAGGATCAGGGCTGCGACCATTGCGCTGATTGTTTCCACGCGTGTTTCTAATGGGTTGGGACGCTCGAGCAGCCTTGGTGTTGGTTCTAGTTTCTGATCGTTCCTGTATGCGTGTAACGGCATTACGCCTACGGAGTCAGCAATCATGGTCGTTGCTCGCCAGATGGCCGGAACGGACAGGGCGGATTCCGCGTTGACCGTCACGCCGGCGTAGTTGTCAAATGTTGTACGTGTGATGCGTCCGTTGTTGTCAACGTAAGCACTGCGTTTTTCTGGCTTGCTTTGAAGTAGGCGATTAAGCATTTTCTAGTTTCTTTCGGCTGCTATGCCAAAGATGATAAGTGCACCGCCAGCAAAGAACATCGATATTGGGATGGAAAAGAACGCGACGCTCATTGTGATGATTGTAGTTCCTGCTACTTGCAGGACGGTGGCTAGGTATTTCTTCATCAAAAGATTCTACTCCTTGCAGCCTCTGGCGGCCTTCTGTTGGTCGCGTGATGGTAAGCAAGTGTGCTCGAGAACAATGGCGTCAGATCTGCTGTCTCTACTGTGCGCGACCATAACCACCCTGATGCCATTTGTTTTCTTTTGGCTGACTCAATGGCGGCGCTGAGTGAAATGTGTGGCCTGATGCGGATCGCGTCGTCCAGGACTGCATCGTAGAAAATGCCGCAGGCTGCTGTCATGTCTCTGAGGCTGTACCTGGTGACCGGCAGGCCACCTGTTTCTAATCTGTCAACGAGGCTGTTCGCTGGTGAGTATCCATCGACAACAATTACGCCTCTGTTTTTGCGCCATAGTTCTAGGACGCGATCAACCACCCAGGACACGCCTTCGCGATGGTCAATGAGTTCAACGCGGCCTGTTTCGTCTGCGACTGAAATGGCGGCCCATGATCGGTCCATTGCGACGTCAATGCCAAATGAAAGCGCACCGGCTGGTGCTGTTGTTGGATCCATAACTCGTTGTACGTATTTAGCAGGGATGGCTGCGTCGTCGAGGACTGTCCACTGGCAAAGCATGGCCCTTCTAAATTCGCCTTCCGTCATTGTGCTCCTGGCGTGGGCCACAACTCGTTCGTCGATGGTGTGGCCTAGTGCGGGAATGGTTTTCCACCAAACGTTCGGATCGTCGATGTCGTCGTCTTCGTGGGCGCTGAATTCAAAGTAGGCGACGCCTTCATCAATGCCTGCGTCAACCATTGCGCGTCCCTGCTCGACCTTGCGTTTGAGGTACAGCGACGACTGTGTTCCTGCTGTTGATATGACGAAGAGTTGTGCATCTCGTTTTGTGGCCATTGCTGGCAGGAGTGCGCCTTCGCGTCTGTCGTCTTCGTCGCTAAATGCTTCATCGATCACGCCTAGTGAGATGACTCGTCCGTGTCCGGCTGTTGGTGTGGACGGCATGACGTCGATGCGGCTGGCGTTTTTGAAGTGGACTGATTCCATTCCTGCTCCGCGATAGATCCTTTTCACTGTGGCGGCCAGTTCGCTGTTTTCTATAAGTGGCACTTGATCGTCGACCAGTTTGCGCCTGGCGTCCCATCCGGTTTGTGCTGTGTATCCGATGGTTTGTGGGGATCCCCAAAGTAGGGCCCTGTGAAGCTCCATCGCCAGCATCAGGCTGGTCTTGCCGCACTGGCGGGGGACCAGGACGTTCAGTTCGCGGTAGACGGGGTTGCCGTCTGTGTTCATTTCGAGGGCTACGTCTGCGACCATTTTTTGCCAGGGCATGAGTGGTGTGCCGAGGCGTTTGGCAATGGCGGCTACTTCGTCACCTCTGCTTCGACGTTTCTTGTTTCTTTTCGTTGCCCACCTCGGATTGGATCTGTTTGATGAGTTGCTCGAGTGGGTCATTGGTTGTTTCTGCTTCTTCTTTTAGTTTGTCTAGGAGTTTGAGGTAAATCTCGGACTGCTCTTGGGTGACTTTGATTAGTGGGTTGACAATGGGGTTTCTGAAGCCGCGCACCAGGAGGCCGGTTGTTTCAATCTGGCGTTTTGCTTCGTAGTAGAGGTGGGCGGCGTATGCGGTCATGGCTACCAGTTCAGCGATGCTGTGTCCGGCATTTTTAATGTCGCATCGTTCTGCGAGGTCGTCGTAGATCCTGCGGGCTTCTGGACATAGTGCTGCTATGTCAGGAGCGACTGGTGTTTGTTTTGGCGAGGGTCGCTTTGTTTTGGGTGTGTTTTTCCCATCGGGCGATGATGACGTCGGCATAGGTTGGGTCCATTTCCATTGTGTAGCAGGTGCGGTTTAGTTGTTCGGCGGCGATGAGTGTGGAGCCACTTCCACCGAAGGGGTCGAGAATGATTGCTCTTGGTTCACTGCTGTTAGCGATCAACCTTGCGATTAATCGGATTGGCTTCATCGTAGGGTGATCGGCATTGCGGTGTGGTTTGTCTTCCCTGAGAACGGTGCTTGAATAACGGGCTTCTTCTAGGATCCGTAGAAGTTCATTTTTTTTCATTTGCTCGAGGGGCACTTCGTCGTCGATGACGGTGACCTTGGTACGGGCTCCAAACCACTTATGGGCCGCGCCTGGTTTCCAGCCGTAGAGGATTGGTTCGTGTTGCCAGTGGTAATCCTGGCGTCCCATCGCAAATGTGTTCTTTACCCAGACCAGGACTTGTTTCAATAGAAAGCCTGCATCGTTGAATTGGTTTCTGAATTGATGGCCGCTTGAGTCAGCGTGGAATACGTAGATCGGGGCTCCTGCTTCGCTGCTGTTGAACATGTTTCCAAAGGCTGCGAGAAGGAATGCGTCAAAGTCTTCTTCGCTCATGGAGTCGTTGTCAATGGTCAGTTCATCTGCGGTCTTGCCTACATAGGCCACGTTGTAGGGCGGATCGGTGATGACAAGTGCAGCCATGTGGCCGTTCATTAACTTTGCGTAATCGTTGCCGTTTGTTGCGTCGCCAACCATCAGCCGGTGATTGCCTAATGCCCAGATCTGTCCGGCGCGGGTTTTTGGTTTTGCTGGCGGTGCAGGCGCATCAACTTCTATTGTCTCGAGGTTGCCTTCCATGTCTTTGAGGTCAAAGCCGAATGTCTGAACATCCCAACCAGCCAGGTCAAGTTCCGTGAGTTGTGCGGACAGGGTGCTCTGCTCCCACGTGGCAAGTTCAGCGGTCCGGTTATCTGTCAGGGCGTATGCCTTGATCGTGTCTGCTGTCCAGTCTGCTGGTGTACGTGCTGCCGCAATGGTGGCCCATCCCAGGCGGCGGGCTGCTTCGACTGTGCCGTTGCCGGCAATCACTGTTTTGTCGTGCGTAATGACGATTGGCTTGCGCTGTCCGAACTTTGCCAGGCTGGCCATGATGGCTTCAATGTTCCTGTCGTCGTGCCTTCTGGCGTTGTTCGCGTCGTTCTGAATTTCGCCAAGTTTGACGGTAATCACTTGGAGTTTGTCTGGGTTGTCCGGCATTGTGCTGGCCTTTCTGTTTTTCGGCTGGATTAGGTCTGGAGTCCTGGTCTAGGCGTTTTCGCGTGGCATTTCATAATAAATAAATCCAC